ACAAGTAACGCGCCAAAAGCTCGATCAGCTACATTATCACCTGCTTGACCTTGAGCAAACAACCTAGAGCCTTCTTGAATGTCCATAATACCAGCTGTAACAAAATCGCCCACGCCAATGCCTAATGAGCTAGGGCTGCCAAAAAACATCCCTGACAATGCATTTGCTTCGTTAATAAGACGTGGCCTTTGCGCCTCTAGCTCTGTTTGTATATATTGATTTATTTGCTCTGTAGATAATGGTTGTATTAATCTACCATCTGTTTCAATAGATCCTCTTTCTAATAATTCAGTTCGCAAATCTTCAGCAAGGCTATTTTCTGCCAACTCTAAAAGATACTGAGTAAGTTCTACTTTACCAGTTTCTCGCAAGGTTGGATCGTACTCGCCTATAACAGATCCACCGCTACGAATAATATTTTCTACCTCTTCAGTAGATAACGGCTCTGTACGTGTTACTTCGTTAGGCATGTTGTCTTGTGTAGTACCACCCATTACAGTATTAACAATCTCTGGTGTGTATCCAGCTGCTAACAAATCTTGTGCTGTTGCGCCTCCTCTAGTATTTAAAAATTCTGCATAATCTTTAGCGCTTTCAATACGTAATTGCTCAGAAACTAATGGCGCTGTTTCCGCTTCTTCTACCTGTCCAATTGAAGGACTAACGGTCATTACATTTGGTTGTGGCTCTGGGTCTGGATAATACCGCTGATACTCTGGCGTTTCTCTGCCATACTCCATACCGTTTAGAAGAATAGACCCTGGCCTAGTAGTTTCTAAGTCTAAACTTTCTTCACCAATTTTAACGTATCCACCGCTAGACATTTGCGTTAAAATATCATGCGTTTTAGTTTCTGGATTATAAACACTCTTTTTGTTTTTAAGTGTTTTAATGTCTAATCCAGCTTGTTTAATACGTGCAGCTGCATTGTACTTTTCAACTTCATCGTCTGTAAAATTATTTAGTAAATCACTCATTGAATAATCCAGTACCGCTAAAACGAGATCTTATTGCACCGACAAAAATAGCAAGTTTATCTTTTGCTTTTTGTTGTTGCGTTTCATCTAAGTTATTAAACCAATCTTGTACACTTTGAATTGGGTTGTTTGGATCAATAGGAAAACCTAGAGTAAAAGACTCAACTTGTTGTTCTAAAAATTGATTATATTCAACTCTTAGCGCAGCTGTGTAACCAATCATAAACTGGTCAATTTGTTCTTGGGCAAACTCAAACATTTCTTTTCTAGTCATAGGGTTTTGAGCAATTTGTCTTTTAATTGTTTCTTCTGTAAGCGCTCTTGCTGCCGCTTCGTATCCTGACTTAGATGCTTGCGCTAAATTATCGTCATTTCCAATTGCTTGCAATTCGTTATAACGAAACGCAAACTTTATTATGGTTTTTGCCTCGTTTAATGCCTCATCACTTTCAGACTGCATTTGTTGCACTAATCCTCTGTGTTGCGAGGCTTCTAAAAGTAGACGGCTATTGTTAAGCTCTTCAGTTGTTAACATTCCAGCCTCTGCCCTTGCAAACAATCGGCTGTATTCTGCTGCGTTGCCCTCTCCGGGTGCCGCAAAAATAACGTTTGTTTCTACATCTAACTCTTTTGCCAATTGCTCTTGCTGTTCTCTGTTCAGCCAGAACTGACCTTTTGCACCAAGAACATCATTTATAAAATGTTTTGCTTCTAACCCGACTGCACCGTCTGGAAATTTTCTTTTAAAAACATCTAGGTCTAAAGGATTTAACAATTGCTCCATAGTTTCAACAGTAACTGTATCACCATTATGCACACCCAAAGCAAAGTTATAAGCTTTAGTGTTTTTTCTATTTTGCGTTTCTAATATTTCGTCTTCTATTTTTTCTTGAAAATTGTAAAACTTTGTTGCGTCATCTAATGTGCCTACTAAAATTTCTTGTGCATCAGCCGGCGATATTTGTTTTAAAACATTAATAACATGTGGTGGTATATCATTGCTAAATGTAGCTTCTTCAATTTTACCTGCTGCTTCTAATTGTATTTGATTAAACGCTTCAATTACATCCATTGCTTTGTTTAGATCACGTCCGGCATAAGCTGGCATTAAATCTGTAGCAATTCTTTTTAATACGTTTGTTGGTAAATTTTCTGCTGCTTCTTTTTCTATTCTTCCTAATTCAATTGATTTATTTGTTTTTTGTTTTTCTGCTGCAAATTCTAAATCAAAAGTAGTTGTGTCAACATAAGGATACGAGTATTTTGTTATGAAGTCTTCCCAGCCTTCATTTACAGATGCTACATGCATTTTTTCTATTTTAGTATCAATCTTGCCTTTTAGATCAAATCGTAAAGGCAATTCAGCTTGTGCAAATGATTCGTCAAAAGCTGCAAGTGCATACCTATCTGTGCCAATTTCTAAGCGTAGTTTATTCTTTATATCATTTGTTTCTTTTTCCCAGCGCCCTCCACCTTCTGGAGGAAAAATGTCATAAGGATTTTTATCATTAAGAAACGCATTTGATAACTCTATCATAGCTTCTTTTGCGCCAATAATAGCTTCGTTTTTACGTGTCTCAATAATTAATTTTCTTTGATTAGCAGCATAGTTTGCAGCTTGAGAAAAAAGTTCAGTTTGAACAGCTGCTTTTTGTTCTATCTCTTGGATAAAAGGTTGCGCTCTTTTACGAGCTGTAATTCTCTGCCCAGGTGCTTGGGTTGTTATTTGCGATTGAAGCCTATATCGAGGTATTCTCATTTCATTATCCTATACGTAACTGAGACCCACCAAGTGTAGAAGTAGAGGGGCGCATTGGTGGAGCACCAAAATTCTCCATTCCTACTGGAGAAGATCTAAAAGCTCCTTCATCAAATAACCCAGCTCCAGAAGCATATTGAAACGCCTGACCAATTCCAGAAATTAAACTTCTGGTTCCTTGAGCAGCAATTGCACCAGCTTGAGCGCCACCTTCCATTCTCATCAATTCAGCAGATAACCTTGCGTTTTCTTTGCCATCAGCAATCTGCATTTGAGTAACGCTATCGTTAAATCGACTAACAGCCATATCGTATTCAAACTCTCTAGCGTTTTGCCTTAGAACACGCATAGGAGTACCAGAGGCAACATCAATACCATTAGCAGCATATCCTGTAATAACAGAACCTTGAAATTCTGAAAATTCAAATCGACTACGTTTTTCTCTTAATACTTGCGAAACATCAACTAGCTTTGATTGCCTTTCAAGAATATCTATATCTCGTTCAACAATTTTAGCGTTAAACTCTGCGGCTTCTCTTGCCGCTTCAGCTGCTCTATCAGCTGCACTTTTAGATTTAGACGCACCAAATAAACCTAATACAAAGTTTGCTGTGGCTAATGCTGTTGCTGGTTCCATTTAATTACCTTTATTTATCAAACGTGTTGAGCCTTGGATAAATTGCTAATACTGTCATTGGTAGCGGCTGTGTTTGACGCACAAATATTTTTGCATCGTCATCATAACCACCGGGAAACTCTATTTCTTTGTCACCAGTAAATAATGGCACAGCTGTATCCATACTCATAGAACTATCTCTAAAAAATATTCTATCTAGATTATTAGCATCTGGCCCTACTTCAATACCTACTGTTTCGTCTAAACGTAATGTAACCGCGTGTATTCTTTTTGGTTTACCTTGTGATGTACCGTCTACAGATCCAGCCTCTAAGCGCAATGTTTGCATTTGGCTTGTGTACCCAAAACCTATTGCCCCAGACGTAATATCAAAATCAAATGTAACACCGGCGCTCGATACTGTTTTATCAGCGTGTGTTGCGCCATTAGCAAGTATAGAAACTGCTTCGCCCTCTAGATGCTGCAACCCTGTAATAGAACCAGTTGCGCTTCCAGAATACGACAATCCACTGTCAACAAAAAATGCTGTTGTAGAAGTGCTGCCAAAATCAAAATCTTTCATTACTTCTATATAGCGTTTAGTCTGACTGTTAATAGTACGCTTAACAATCATGTATAATTCATCTTCGCCGCTGTCTGTCGGCAAACTAATAATACTTTCTACAACAGCTTGACCGCTGCCAAAACTACCGCCAATCACATGCTTATGCCACGCGACAACTTCTTCTTCTCTTCGGTACGTTAGACCTAGCAGTGTACCATCTGCACGTAATGCCCATATAAGGCTCTCAGGCTCTTGCTGATACGCAAATGCTGTAAGACCGCCCTCTGTTAGATGTTCTGCCAATATCGTAACGTCAGGAGCCGCATAGCCGCCTGTATCAACTTCACCAGTATACTTAAACTCTCGTACCTTCCGACCGCCACGTTGGATAAACAACGTTAGATCTGCAACTTGTACAGGCTCGTCATTTGTACAACCATAGTTGCTATACTTACGAATAACTGTTGTTGTTGCGGTAACCGGGCCGCCATTTGTTGTTGTTAGTACGTATTCACCGCCAGATGTACCGATAATAAGTATTCTAGTTGCTGAGAGATAGCGTATAGCGTTCACTTTGTTTGATGCAATTGTATAGATTAAAGCATCGTTATCTGCGCCCGATCCTATCGTAAAGTTTTCGTAGTCAGCTGATTTACTAAAGAAAAGTGTTTGTGGATTATTATTAGTTGCTGCAAAAACAAGTCTTTGCTCAAAGAATGTACACACAGATGGATTGTTATCGGTTCCAAATAAAGCTGGCACACTAGCATTTATTTTTTTTACAGTTCCCCCAGAAGACCACGCTGTGTAATTTGTAGTGTCAATATCATTGCCATCTATGTCTTTCAGCGTAAAAGTATGCGTTGTTACGTTTGCAACAGTAAAATATTTATCATTTAACTGCGTCATTCCAACAATGCTTTCAATCAAAACAGGATCGCCATTTGAAAAAGCATGTGTTTCATGCACCGTTACAACGCCCGGATTAGCTCGTGTTATACCTGTAATTGTTTTTGCAGTCTGTGGTTCGCCTAAATAAATAGCGTCTAATGTCCAAGCATTATGATCCGTACGCAATAATGTACGCACCTGATAGCTAGGATGCACTAAATACATAATATCGGCTGACTGAGCAAACCTTATGTTAGGTATATCCGCTGTTAGGTATGGCGTAGTTATTTCATAAATCTTATCAACAGTTACGCCGCTTGTGTATGTTGTAAATCCTGTTGTATTTATTGCAACGCCAAACAAATCAGTAAGCGTAAATGTATTTGTTGTAACGTTTGCTACTAAATAATTTCTTGCTTTTAATTCCGTCATAGGTGATGTGTTAGATAAATACACTTCATCGCCGTTGCTTAAGCCATGACTATTACTTGTTAAAACACCCGGATTAGCTTTTGTAATTGCCGTAACTGTTTTTGCACTACCTTCTAAAACTTGCAAACCATTACGCAACACGCGCATATACAAATTTCCAAACTCTAAAACATAGGTATCAGATGTTTTAAACTCAAAAGGTATAAGCCGTGTTTGCGCAGCACTATTTTTTACTTCACCTAGATATTCCGTTCCCGGTCTACGTGTTACGCCGCCATGCGGCTGAACAATCATATTGGTAAGATCTGATAGACCTTCTTTGTACTTTGAGATAGAAACACGGCCTTCAAGCCTTGGCGATATTTCACCAGCCGTAAAGGTACTGAGAGCCGGGGCTGATCGAGCCATTAAAACCTCGCTTCAATAAAATCACTTGCCTCAAGCTTTTGTGGTGCTCCTTCCGTGCCATCAACAAACCTAGCTTCTTTTAGTTTTTCCTCATACAAAGATGCAGTAACTTGCACCATCGTAGTTGAGCCAGTAACTGCATATGCTATTTCCATAGCTAATCTTGCGGCTAAAGCTTCAATTAAATTGGCATCATACTGTTGTGGATCTGTTACCCTAGAAACATATTTTATTTTAGCAATAGCTTCATCTGTTAATAATTTACGACCTTCAATCACAAACACCGGGCCACCGCTGTTATTAAACATATTGTCTTGCGGATACGACAAAGTTCCATTTGTAAACTCTGTTACACGCAAACAATAAGGGTCTGTTGGTAGCGCATATTGATAAGCATAGCCAAATGCTGGAGTATCGCTTTCCCTTGCAAGCTCTGCTCTTCGTAACAAACAATTCCAAGGATGCGCTCTAAAAACCGTATCTCTTACGGACTCGTACCTTTGGTTGATTATTCGCGCTGGTTTGCTGTTTTCATCAAGCGCTGTAATATTTGTAGCGCCTAATGTATTGAGCGCAAAGTTTGCAATATCAACCGTACTAGCCATTTACTTTCTCCGTATAAAAGAAGGGGCGGCGTGAACCGCCCCATCCTAGTTAGTCAACCACATACTTAATGGTTAGCTCTACAGTACCAGTTCCGGCAGCACCGCCCATAGTAACTGTGATAGCAACACCATCTTCATTGGTATTTGTCTCTGTGCCTGAGCCTAGAGCCAAAGTAGCAAGAATGTCTACCTTCTGTGCAGATGTAGACGCAGCAGCA